GGCATATGCATTTTGAAACACACATCGACCACCAAACAGCACACAAACAACAAACTTTGATTGCTGAAAGTAGAACTTATCCTCTGTCTTGTTGGTCATCGTTTGAATCCTGGGTCTGGGTACTCGCCTCGGTCGATGATCGACTGCCGTCGTGCGTTATAGCGAGCCAACGCCCGCTGATCTAGAGTTCCGTTCCGCTTCACCAAGCCCATGCCCTCGGCCTCGTCAAAGGTCACCGGCTCCAGCGAACCACGGCAGTTGAACCCGTTAGGCGGCACAAGCCCCTGCCGCCTGAAGTCCTCCGCCGTCGCGATGTACCCATCCATCTGCCAGTGCGATCCGGGGTTTTGGCTCTTGCCCTTGGGGCGATACACCCCGCCGGGCGCGCCGCGCGTCCGGCTGTCGTGAATTTCCACCAGCCGCAGCAGCGGTGCCCACCGGGCGACCGCCTTGCTGCTCATCGCGTCCACGGTGGCATCGTTATACGCCGCCGCAACATTCGTGCGGTACACGGTTTCCGCTCGGGCGGAGGTCATCCCGACGATGCCCTCGACCTGCGCCCTCCGAATAAAGGAAGATAAACTTCCAGTTCGTAGCCCCTTCGGCGTGGTCTTGGTTTCGATGGCACGGGCGATCAGATCGCGTATCCGCTTGGCCTGGGTCGCCGTTGCCCCCTTCACGCGAAAGGTGCCACGCATGACATCCCGCAGCGCCTCCAGCCGCTTGGTGAGGTCACGGATGGCACTTCGGCTCTCCGCACGGGCCAGCCGCTCGGCCAGCCGCTCGGCCTCCCTGCGGATGCGTTGCACCGTCTGCCATGATCTGGGGATGCGGGTGCGGAACCTTCGTACCGCCTCCCACCATGTTCCCACCGTGAACTCCGGCCTAGCCGAAGCGAAGGTTTCGGGCCTGTCCTCGGGCCAGTCTGCGGCCTCCCATTCGGCCCCCTGCCGCTTGGCCGCCGCGTGGGCCTGTGCCTGCCCCGCTAGGGCTGCGAGCGTCAGGACGCGGCCTAGGGCTTCGCCGTAGCGTTCCCACGCTTCCTCTGCGTCCTCGGGTTCCTCGCGTACCTGGGCTGCGAGCGCGGCCCTGTACCAGCGGCCCGCCTCCGCGATGCCTTGCCGGTAGATGCGTTCGATTTCGGTCACTTGCGGCGGGTCTTACGCTTGGCCTTCGGCTTGGCCGCTTTCGTCTTACGGCCCTTCTTCGCGTGCAGTTCACCCCGCCGCTTCATCGACAGGGCGATAGCCACCGCTTGGTCCTGCGGGTAGCCCTCGTCGCGTAGCAGGCTGATCTTCCGGCTCACGGCATCATCATCCGCCGCGTTCTCGTCCTTCCCCTCGGCCTTGTTCAGAGCGTCCACCTTCCGCTTCGCCCACGCCCTTCCCGCGTCGCCGCCCCAAAGCAGCCACGCGATGTAGCCGGCGGAATCCTCGCCCCATCCCTCACCCTGCTTATCCACCTCGTGCCGTGCGAAATACGAGTGCATTCTTCTTACAGTCGATGGAGATAGCGTCTTGCGGTTCGACAGGTCGCGGGCACGGGCCACGCCCACCTCGGTTCCGCCCCGTCCATGCTTCCGCCGCAGATCCAGACCACGCTCCGCAGCCGAAGCCATCTCCGCCGTGGGGGTTAGGTCAATGTCCGACAGGGCGAATCTGTCCTTCCCAAACTGCTGGATTTCGTCAGATCCGTCCTCCCCAGACGGCCCGATGTCCTCGCCCATCGGACGGACATCCATCGGCGGCATCCCTCCCTCCGCCGGTGCCTGCAACACAACCTCGTCATCCTCCGGCTCGGCCAGGCCCAACACCTTCCGGGCCTCACGCTCGGACACCCGGCCACCCAACTTCGTGAACGCCTCAATGGCCCGCATGTATTCCTCGGGGTTCGGCTTGCTCACGCTAAACGAGAACTGCGGCGGCACGCCCTCATCCCCGAAGTTCATCCGGTAGAGCGGCGTAACCACCTCGCGGGTCATCGTTTCCGCGAGAGCGTTCGCTACATAGGTCATCTGCCGATTGAGCGTCTGCGCGTGCTGGTCGCCAATGCTGCTACCAAGCCCGGTGGACACCGCCTGGCTCGTCCCCGTCTGGCCAAGGATCACTTCCTTGATGTTCTCCGTGAGATACTCAACCATCTTTGCGAACGCCTCAGCGTTGCCGCCGTTCGGCTCCATGATCGAGAGGCCATAGCCTGCGTCCGTGCCGTCTGCGTTCTTGGGAATCAGCACGGAGACATCGCCAAGCAAGTTCTGCATGGCGGTTTCCATGTCTGCCTTCGCCTGCTCATTGCCCACGGGGTAGTTGCCTACGCGGATGCCGGCGGAATACCGCTCAATGTAGGTGGCCCAGTTCTGGAGCGCGGCCTGCTTGAGCGACCAGTAGTACCAGCACAGATCACGCATGCCCCGGCCCAGATAGGCGTTCTCGGCCTCGTATGGATCGTCAAAGTCCACGCCCTGGGGCTGGTAGGTGTGCAATGCGATGGTGGCACGCTGTTGGTCATCCAGCGGCAGGACGCGAGCATCCCAACCGATCACGGTTCCGTTGATCTTGTCCGTGTCTGGGGCCGCGCCGCCGATGGTCTGCGTGTAGTACCTCGGGCCAACCTTCATCCCCAACTGGCCGAGTTCGGTCATGGTGAGGCTATCGCCGTGGATCGGCAGCCAGTCGCGGATATACACGACATCATCAGTCTTGCCGAACACCATGTTCACCGCCGACCGCCCGTACCACAGGGCATCCAGAAGGTGCCGCATGAAGTCCGTGAGACGCGGGGTGGACTTCAGGATCTTCTCAACGAACGATGCCTGCTCTACGGAATCCTCGTCCTGCATGAATTCCGCAGGAGCCTGGACCGCCCATTCGCTGCACGCTACTGAGAGTTGCAGCATGAGCAACGGACCCATGATGTCCGGGTCGTACCGCATCTGCCGCTGGAGCCGTCGATCCGAACGGAACGCAAGCGAACCCTGCCGCAAAATCTTGTTGACGCTGAGGAAGTAGGAGCGCTGCATCTCCACCGGCGTAACGAGGGGCTGCCAGACAGGCCGCAGCGTCATCTGGTCGCCGCCTTGCGTATCTGCCGCTGCCTGCTTGGTTTCGTCGCTCATGGAGTCCTTCCGTAAAGCCGCCACAGTTTGTCCCGCGTGTCCCGTACCGTTGCGGGCTTCGATTTAGGATCATATCGGCGGGTGCGGGCATGCTCTAGAAGATCGACCACCGCATCCACGGAGTCATCATGCTCGGCGGCAGGGAATGCGATCATCTCATCACGGATTGGCTGCATGACCGCTTCCAGCCCGCCCTCCGGTCTGCACCGCAGACGGAGTTTCGCCTGTTCCACCGCGGGCTGCGCCTCGCTCGCACGGGTAATCTTGTCTTTCGTGCGGGACAGGCGATTGACGGGGATGCGTGTGCTAGCGGCCAACTGCTGGCAGAGTCCCGCCTGCGGGCCGTTGCCCTCGGCCAGGATCAAGGCCACACCTAGCCGCTCGCATGTCTCCACCGCACGCCGCAGGAAGTCGGGGAAGGTCGCCTGCATGCGGATGCAGTCCTCGACCCATACCCGGCCCTGCGAGTCCAAGCACCCGATCAGGCAAACGCTGTAGTCGCCCTTCGGGCCTGCCTTTGCGGTGAATGCCCAGTCAATCGCCGCAACCATCTGCCCATTGTTCCGGGCCTCCGGTGGGATGTCCCCGGTGTAGTAGCCGGCCTCTAGCCACTCGGGCCGGAAGATCAGGCTCTCGCTGGAGATGGGCACGAGTTCATACGCTCGGGCGTAGGCCAGCGGCCCCATTTCCCGGCGCTGCTCGTCCAGCCGATCCGGGGTCCACACCTCCGGCCACGGGCTGATATTGCCCACGCACGGCTTCCAGAACAGGCGATCCGCCTCTAGGGCCGAACGCTTCCAGTCCGCCGTCAGGTCATCCGTGTGGTACGGGGTGAAGAACCGCCATGTACGCGGGGTGCCGTCCGCGAAGGCCCGCATGGGCAGCCAGTTGTTGTACCAGGCCTCCTTCACCTTCTGCCGCTCGGCGGGAACCAGGATGGAGTTACGCAGGTCGCAAACATCGTCTGCCACTAGCAGATCAGCACGCCCGCCGGCCCGACCGAATACGCCGGATGCCCGTAGCGTCGCGTCCCTGCTGGCCTTGGGACGCTTGACGATGAGGCTGGTCGCGGATGTCGATTCCAAGTGGATATCGGGGAAGATCAGTTTGTAGACCGGCGTTTGCATGATCGCCGTCACGAACCGCACCTGCTCGCTGGCCTTCTCGTCCGTCTGGGCGATGTGCCAGATGCGGATGGATGGGTTCCGCCCGATTTCCCATGCGTACCGCAGGCCGGCTTGCACGCTCTTCCCGTGGCCTCGGGGCATGCCCACCGTGGCATCGTCGGTATTGAGATACGCCTGAAGTTCCGCGTGTACCTCGGCTTGGTCGTACCGCATCAACTCCGCGAATGTGTCCGGGTCTTGGGATGCCGCGTCCAGCACCGCCGCCGTGCTTTCATCCTGCATTGCCTAGCCGCCTGCGGATGATTTCCTGGGCGCGTGCCCGAATCTCCGGGGTGATGACGATTCGCTCGGTCGCGTCGCCGCCCTCCAGCCGCTCCATCTTGTCTAGAGCGATGGCCGCGTTCACCTTGTCCCGTGCCATTGAGGCCAGCACTTCGGCGGCTCGCAGGCGATCCCGTGGGCTGCTGTTATCGTCGGCCATGATTCTGGCGCAGATGGCCGGGGCGGCCCGGTATACGGATTCCGGTATCTGCCACCCATCGTCCACCGCTCGCTTCAGCAGGGCCAGGCTTGACCGCACGCGCTTCTCGTCCACGAGGGACGGCGGGGTGTCTGGCTTCACCTCCAGCGGTGCGATGGGTTCGACTGGCCGCGATCCGTCACCCACGCTGCGCCTTCTTGCCCGTTAGGGTTTCCCACCGCTTTACGATGACATCGCAATAGGCGGGGCTGATTTCCATGCCGTAGCACTTGCGGCCCA